CAAAGCGCACGCTGCACTGAAATAAGGTGCTATACTATTCGATTAGGGCGTGCGTACAATAATAAATATTATAAAATATGGAAAATAACGAATTAGTTTTCAAAGGTGAGAACAGTCAAGCACTGACAAATAGCTTGTTGGTTGCTGAAAAGTTCGGTAAAACACACGATAACGTATTAAAAGCTATCCGCAATATCATTGGTGGGTGTGTCATTAAAAATAACGAGACCCCAATGTTTGTTGAAACGACCTACTTCAATCAACAAAATAGGCAAGATTACCCTATGTTTGTTATGAATAGAGATGGATTCACATTATTAGCAATGGGCTTCACTGGTAAAAAGGCACTACAATTCAAACTCGATTACATTGCAGCATTTAATGCAATGGAAAATGAATTGAGGAATCCAAAACCATTATCACAGCTCGAAATATTACAAGGTTCTGTAAATGCACTTATTGAACACGATAAGCGTCTAAAAGCCGTTGAACAACGTCTTGACAATATGGACAAGGAACGTGAAGAGAATGGACGATTACTTCTCAAAGCAAAGTTGTCTGATATTCCTACACCGCAACAATCTGTACGTTCACGCATTAATGAACTTGTATGTGAGTATGCACGTGCAACAAACACCGCTCATCGTGATGTCTGGAACACGATCTACAAGAAGCTGAAATACCTCTACCATATCTCAATCAACTCATACAAGAAAGTCAAACCGACAGAAACGAAACTTGATGTTGTTGAGAGAATCGGATCACTTGAAAACGTGCTTTCAATCATTTCTGAAATGATTAACGACTTCAAAGAGAAAACGGCATGACAATACAATTATTTATGTCGGTTGGTGCGATAGTTTGTACCGCTGCCGTTGTCAAATACATTTGGCAAGAAAAAGGTTGCTTTAAGGTGGTTTATGATGATATAAAGCGTGAGTTAAAACAAAATACAAATAATGGAAAAGATTATTAGAGAAAGGAAACACACAATCCGACAACTATTTGCGCTTGTCGGTGGTGCAGGAAACTACCTGCATATTAAAAAAGGAATTTATAATAAGAACTCATTAGCACAGGAACGCACACGACAGAACGAAATTGCACATTGCGCCCCGGGTTTTAATAAGTTCTTTATTAAGTCCAATATCAAAGACGGATATATAACAATCGGACAAAGATACTAACAATAAAAAGAAAATATAATGGAAAATCAAGTAACAACAACCCAACAACCACAAACACTGCAAACTTTGATGGGTTCAAGTGCAGTAGCAAAAAAACTCAATGAGGTTCTCGGAAGCGAAAAGAAAGCATCTGCTTTTATTTCCAGCGTTATATCGGTGGCGAATGGAAATAAACAACTCCGAATGTGTCAGCCAATGTCTATTCTTTCATCGGCAATGATTGCTGCAACACTCGACCTCCCAGTCGTCCCAACGCTCGGTATGGCTTATATCCTTCCATACAAAGGCACAGCGACCTTTCAGATAGGTTATAAGGGTATTCTCGAACTTGCTATGCGAAGCGGAGAGTTTCAGAATATTATTGACGAAGTGGTGTACGAAGGACAGCTTGTGAGTAAAAACCGCTTTACTGGCGAATACGTCTTCGATGAAGATGCAAAGAAATCTGACAAACCTATCGGTGTTATGGCTCGCTTTGACCTTGTTAATGGCTTCAGTAAGACAATCTTCTGGACCATTGAGGAGATCGAATCGCACGCAAAAAAATTCTCCCAAGCATATCGCTCTGGTTACAATAGTCCATGGAAGACTGACTACCTTTCAATGGCAAAAAAGACAGTCGTCAAGGCTCTTCTTTCAAAGTATGCTCCTAAGTCGGTTGCGATGCAAACGGCTATTAAGTTTGACCAAGCGAAAGTTAAAGCAAATTCTGATAATGTCGAGGAACTCAATATTGATGTATTTGATGCAGAGTATGTTGATAACGAAGTACAACCCGTTGAAGCGCAGGCAGAGGAAGTGGACCCTTCAAAAGATTTATTCGGAGGAGAAAAAGAAGAAAAGACCGAGAAGAAAAAGGAGGGTAAGAAATAATGAACGACCTTCAAAGAACATCAGATTGGTTTCTTTCACGTAAAGGCAAGCTAACCGCATCTGAAATATATATCCTCCTTGCTAATCACAAGGAGGATATGACAGAAGCGGAACTTGAACAATTCAAAAAAGATAACCCAAAGTCAAGAGTACGCACAAAGGAAGTACCTTTCTCGCAAGGAACGTTCTCATATCTTGATGGGAAGATAGCCGAGCAATTTATGCCAAATGACGCTTTCCTTGAATATATGGAGGATAGCGCACCACGTTCACGTGCTATGGATTGGGGAACGCTTATGGAGGATTCTGCTCGTACTCGCTATCAAGAGGAAACAGAAAACGAAGTGCTTGATGCGTCATTTGTTCCTCTTAAGGAATTTGAGAAGTTTGCAGGTGGCAGTCCAGACGGCATTATCCGTTCGGGCGGAATAATTGAGATTAAGTGTCCGTTTAGTCCTGCCGTGCATCTGAAACACTTTCTGTATGAAAAGGCAGATGACCTAAAGGAGGACAATCTCCAATATTACTGCCAAATTCAATACAATATGATTTGTATTGAACGTGAAACGGGTGTTGAGGTGCCGTTTGGAGATTTCGTTTCATACGACCCACGAACATCACGAAGCAAACAACTCAAAGTTCTTCATATTCCAAAGGACGAAGAAATACAACATCAACTACTCGAGCGTACAAAGTTGGCGGTTGAGTATTTCAAAGAGAGAATCAATCAAATTAATAAATCAGAAAAAATAGTGTAAATGGAAATTCAAGGAAGAATCATAGCCGTGCTTCCACTACGTGAAGGAACATCTTCAAAAGGTGCTTGGCAGTCGCAGGAATACGTTGTTGAAACACACGAACAATACCCAAAGAAAATAGTATTTAATGTCTTTGGCGAGGATAAGATTAACCAATTTGCCATCAAACAAGGCGAGGAACTGAAAGTCAGTTTTGACGTTGATGCTCATGAGTACAATGGTCGTTGGTTTAACAATATTCGTGCATGGTCAGTTCAGCGTGTGGGTAACGTTTCTGCACAACCAACGCAGGCTATGGTGACGAATAGCCAACCAGTACAACAACAAGCAGTGCCGCAACAACAAGGTCAATCAGATGATTTGCCTTTTAATTAAGCCCCTCGTATAAACCGCATACGAGGGGCGGTTAAATATTTAGAGAAGAATACGACAAAATTGTAATGAAACTATACTAATTAGAATATGAGAAGTAAAACATCAACATGGTTTGAAACCAAAGTCCGTTACGACAAAACAATGGATGACGGACGTAATAAGAAAGTAACAGAAGTCTTTGTGGTTGATGCTCTTTCGTTCACGGAAGCAGAAGCGAAGATAACAGAGGAATTATCTGCATACACAAGTGGTGAAACATTCATCAAGGCGATCACACGTGCGCCATATTCGGAGGTTCTTTTCTCTGATGATAGCAAAGATGATAAGTGGTATCGTGTGAAACTTGCTTTCATTACGCTTGACGAGCGTACTGATAAGGAAAAGAGAACACTTGGTACATATCTTTTCCAAGCAGCAAACATTGACAAGGCTCGCTCTTATATTAAAGAGTTTATGAGCAGTTCAATGAGCGATTACGACGTGCACTCAATCTCTGAAACACAAATACTCGATATTTTCGAGTGTAAATAAATTTACTCATTTCTGTTCGTTATAATAATTTTACATCGTGGGGAAGCGTCCCCACACTTGCTTTGGTGGCGGAATTGGTAGACGCAGTGAGGATAGCGCGCACACTTGGAGAAGCCGACTTGCGACAAACGGTCTCCATGCAGGTTCGAGTCCTGCCCAAAGCACAAAGAGGAAAATAGTTGGCTAATTGGTAAAGTTTAAGAAGTAACTTAGGAATATTGTCAAAGAGAAAGGCGGTGGGACTACCCATTGGGATAACAGATAATGAAACCCTTGTAAGGAGAATAGCCTTACTATTCCGATAATAGTTCCTGCGTGAGAAACAGGCTTAAACAATACCAAGCTAAATCTGAAAAGAAAGTCAGACACCCATCGTATCTATCTAAGGTGCAAACTTAGGTGGGTGCTTAATTGAGAATTAACTCGGTGATGCAAATGACGAAGAGTATTCAGGGAAATGCAAACGAGACCAAACTCCAACAATCTAAGTAGAGGTATCATAGAACGGTGAGTAGGAAACACGTAAAAACACTGTTAAACAGAACAGGTCTATGATTTACTTGCAAGGCTTTTCCTTAGATTAACAAAGGTCTCATTTCGGGGTATAGTGTAATTGGTTAGCACAACAGAAACAGGGACGATACCCAACGCCTATCTGTGGGATAGCAACGGGGGCAGGTGAAACGGGATTAAGCAGTTGCGGTTCGAGTCCGCATACTCCGACTAACTAAAAAAAAGAATTATGGAAATAATAACATCAGCAACTATTTTTAAAGCATTTGACGGAACAATTTTTGAATCGGAAATAAAATGCAAAGAATACGAGAAGAAGAGGAAAGAGTTTTTGGATAGGATAAAATTCTTTTTGGTAAAACATTCTCCTGATTTGACGGAAACAGGACTTTTTACAAATGGTTTGCTTGTAGCCGTTTATTCAATAGAGGGATTGCATCAAGAGATAGTGAACAACTATTGCATCAAAAGATTTGGATATTTAGGAGAATCTGTGCAAGGGTATAGATTTCAGACCTATTTCAGTGTTTCATCGATAGACTTTGAAACATATATGAGCGGTGTAATTGTGGAATGGAGAGGTAAACGACGTTGCGATAAAATCCTCCTTAGTCCAAATGAGCTTGACGAGTTCAAAGGTGTAGAAAGATTTGATTACATGAAAGAATGGGGCTTTAAGTAATCCCATATATTATTTTGTGCATATAGTACAGGATATGAACGGTGTAATGAGGAATTTCTATGAAACGAGTTTTTAATTTATTCAAATCCAAAAAGCAGGAAATGTCGAGTGAAAAATCATATCAAGTATTAAGCGATACTTTTGGAAGGATGCTTGATTGTGCTTTTGAACTTCGGCAAGGTTCTCACAGGAGAGATAATGATATTTGGTACAGCTAAATACAACAGCGTTATAGTTACTCAACAGGTTAGATTGATTTCAGATTTAATTATTATTCAATTCTCAAAATCAAAAAATAAAGAAATATGGAAGAAAAGAAGTGTTATATCTCATTGCCAATAACGGGTAGAGATATTGAAAAAGTAAAAAAAGATATTGAAAAGATTAAAATTCAGTTGATACATAACGGATATTCTCCAATATCCCCTTTCGACAGAGAAGTGGATTTCAATGCAACCCACGAACAACACATGAGGGAGGATTTTAAACTTTTGCTTGATTGTGATGCTATTTATATGGCAGACGAATGGACTAACTCTAAAGGTTGCAAGGCAGAGTTTGACTGTGCGCTTGCTTGTGGTATCAAACCGATATTCAGCTTATACTCTATTCTGCAATGGTAAAATACAACAAAGAGAATCCTTTAAGGGTGTTCACGAGTTTTAGCGGTTATGACAGCCAGTGCCTCGCACTTGAACGGATTAGGAAGTACGACAAAGACTTCTGTTTTGAACTTGTCGGGTGGTCAGAGATAGACAAATACACCATTCGGGCACACAACATTCTCTTTCCTCAATACAAGGAAAGGAATTTTGGCGACATTTCAAAGATAGACTGGAACAAGGTACCTGATTTTGATCTGTTCACTTACAGCTCACCTTGTCAGGATTTCAGCCAAAGCGGTCTGCAACGAGGGGGTACAGAAGGGTCTGGTACAAGAAGTTCGCTACTTTGGGAATGTAGGAGAGCTATCGCCATAAAGAAACCAAAATACCTTATGTTTGAGAATGTCAAAGCATTAGTAAGTAAGAAATTTCTCCCACTATTTGGTAAGTGGCTCTCGGAACTTGAGAACTATGGTTACGTAAATTATTGGAATATTCTCAACGCATCTGATTATGGTGTCCCACAAAACAGAGAAAGAATATTTTGTATTTCAATTCTCAAAACGAAAGACGACGAGAATCCTTTATATTTCTTCCCTAAACCCTTCCCTCTCGAAAAGAAATTAAAAGATATTATAGAAGCGAATGAGGACGGAACGCCAAGGAAACTCGATGAGAAATACTACTTGTCAGACAAGGCACTTGAATATTTCGACAATGGAAAAAAGTAATGTCGCATACGCTGCGATACACCCCAGGACAAGTACTGGCGTTTGTCCCACCATAAAGGTGAGTATTAACAACATGTCAATATGTACCATACTGTCTGTGTCTCATTTTCCCATACCGGGAGTAGTGGAAATTTTTGATTAAGATATGTGCGTATGATAAAGACAGATACGGTCTGCACGGAACGCGACTCTGGCAGATGTCATGAAAACGGCATAGTGGAAGTGTCGGGAATCAATGTCGCCGGACAGGACGTGTCCCGCACTATCCGCGCCGTTTACGGGAAATGCGGATTTGACAGTGTTTTCCGTCCGACCGGGCAAGGCATAACAGGCATTGTTGAAGTGTATTGAGCGTGTCTGTTTTATATGATATTTTTACTCATAATTGTAAGGAGCAAATGAATAAGATTATTCAGGTTGGAAACATCTTTCCTCATGCTAAATTTAGAAACGCGCAAAACGGAAGGATATATAGCATAGACGGCATCTCGCCATGTCTTGACACTATGAGTGGAGGAAACAAACAACCCAAAATCATAGAGGTTATATGATGCAATATTTATCATGTTCACAGCGAGGTCGCAACTCTGGCAATCCTAAAGAAAAATCAAGATTGTATAGTCTTTACCAGCAAAAGTTAGAGGTGAACATTAAAGGCGTGTCAAACACAATTACAACAGTACAGAAAGATTATTTACTTATGGAAGAAAACAAAAGCAAAGGCAAGCTCATAACGAAAGAGATTGCCGAACAACTGAAACTGCCAGAGGAATACATCGGCAAGCGTTTCCGTATCAGAAAACTTACACCTACAGAGTGCTTCCGTCTTATGGGGGTGGACGACGACAGCATCAGGAAACTCACGGAAACGAAGAACGAGAAAGGCGAGCAGTTTATATCCAACTCCCAACTTTACAAAATGGCAGGCAACAGCATTGTCGTTGATGTAATGGTGTATATGTTCAGAAATCTTTTCATTGGCTCACCCGATGAAGATAAACAGATACCGATACAATTAAATCTGTTTTAAGATGAAATATCAAGGAAGTAAACGAAGAATAGTAAAGGAGATTCTACCCATCATACTCAATGGTATGAAAGAGGGGGACTGCTTTGTAGATGCTTTTTGTGGAGGTTGCAATCTACTCGACAAAGTACCAAGCAAGTTTAAGAGGATAGCAAACGATAAAAACAAGTATCTCATCGCAATGTGGGCGAGGCTAATTCGTTATGGTTGGCAACCTCCTATACAGATAGATAGGGATATATACAATACTTATCGTGCTGAATTTAATAAACGAAAATTCAATGATAATAGTTCGATTAGCTTTTTAGACGCAGAGATTGGTTGGTATGGATATATGGGGAGTTTTAATGGACGTTTCTTTGATGGTGGGTATAGTGGACATAATGTTAAAAGTAGAGACTATATCGGTGAACAGATTAATAATACCTTAAAACAAATTCCATACCTATTAGATGTTGATTGGTATTTTTCTGATTATGCAGACATACCGCTACCTGATAAGGCAACAATCTATTGTGATATTCCTTACAAAGGAACAAAGCAATATTCCACATCAAAAGATTTCGATTATAGCAAGTTCTACGATTGGTGCAGATAGAAAAAATCTGAAGGTTATCGTGTATTTGTTTCAGAATACCAAATGCCTGATGATTTTAAGTGTATTTGGCAAAAACAGATAACGTGTGCTGTAAATCTAACAAAAACAACGAAACCGACGGAGAAACTTTTTACATTATGAAAACAAAATCAAAAATTGAACTCCACGCAGAGCAGTGGATAAAACAACATCCTAACGCAACGCTAATGGAAGCGTTTGTTGCAGGATATTGGCGATGTTCTGATGCGTGGTGTAAACAAGAAACTTAAAAATGGCAAAGAAACAGACAATTGAGCCGCACACGTGTTATGAGTGTCGTTTTGCGTACCTAATGCAATCAATACCTGTAAACCCTATCATTTCTGAATGCTCAATAACAAAGGTACGCGAGGTGGCGAGTACATTACTCAAATGCGAGCACTTTAAACCTCGTATTGACGATGCAGTGATTAATCCAATGAAATATTTAAAATAGAGAATATGACAATATTAGAACTACAAAAGGAAATTATTGACAATCTTGGCAATCTTAACAATGACGCTGTAATAATATATAACAATACTGTTGTTCGGCTTCAAGATGTGTGTCATCCAACGTATGTCAGTTCCATTGGTGAACAAAATTCTGTATTTCCGAATTTTTTATTAACGACAAAACTTGAATAGATAAATTATGAGCAAATTTATTCCACGCAAGATTAAAAAAGCTTGCAAAGCATATAGAAATGATGTACCCCTTAGAACAAAGTGGTTGAGGTATGTACGTACACAAGTTTTAGGTCGAATAGATAAATACCAACCACACATTGGAGATTATGAAACCTCATTTTCTACTAAATATGGAGAATTATTAAGCGAATATATTGACTATGGAACAATTTACTGACTATATCCCATTTATCATTCGACCGAATGTTGCGGACGAGTATCTGCACAGAGTTGTATGTGTGCCTAAAAAGAGTCGTAGTGGATCAACGCCATACGCCAACAAAAGGAATAGAAAGCGAAAGAATAAACCTAAAAGAAGATAATTATGGAACGATATTATTTTACATTCCCTTTTCGGGACGTTCAACATCACAACTGTTATCACGTTGAAGAAGCCGAGACTGACGAAGAAGCACGTGATAAGATGGTAGAGAAGTTTGGAACAGACTGGGCTTTCCAGTATGACGAAAGTCAGTGGAAAATACCTAAGAAGCAATACGAAAGATTCTACAAGCATGACCCGATGATGCCTAATTGGTTCGAGGGTATGACACAGGCAGATTTGTTTAATTTAAAGGAAATTTAATCAATGGCAAGGAAAGTAGAGAATTTGGGTATAGGGGCGACTTTCTATAACAACCGAAGTAAATGCCACATCGTTGGCTTCTGCAACACATTTGAAGATAAAGAGAATGTGTTGCTTGTTGTTTACAAATACTGGCTAAAGTATAAGCGTTATTGGCGGTATGGAGTAATAGAAGACTGGCGTTTACAGCATTTGCTTGATGATCAAGAAAACAACAAGGGATAAAGAACTAAAAATACCAGAGTTGCAGAAATGATTAAACTCAATGAAAGATTCCTTGAAGATTTTACACCACGAGAGCAGCTTGTAATGTTACGATTACTTCTCTTTGCAAACGAAGACGGAGTTGTGGGATTCTCAACACGTAAACTTGCCGAGTTATGTGGATTAACACGTCAGAATATCCGCTCGATATTAACAAATTTGAGCAAAAAAGGGGATCTTGTAATTGCTGCAACCTCAATAAGTAACCCAATAAGTAACCCAACAAGTAACCCAAGATTAACATTTGTAACTATCTGTAATTTCGATACTTACAAAGTTGGGAAAAGAAAAGTAACCCAGCGTGTAACCCAACAAGTAACCCAACAAGTAACCCAAGATAAAACAACTCTTTCAAAGAGCAAAGCAAGTCTTAAAGAAAGAGAACACGAATTTGGTGAAAGCCTCATTCCCTATATCGAAAAATACTCAAAAGAAACAATACGTGCTTTCTTCAACTATTGGACTGAAAAGAACAAATCAGGAACCAAGATGCGCTTTGAACTTGAAAAGACGTGGGAAACATCAAAGCGATTACAGACGTGGGCAAGCAGAGAAAAAGTACAAAAGAGTACTACCGCCCTTAAATCATCTGAAATGAATTACGACAAAAACAGCGATTGGTAAATGGAACAAATAGACTTCAAAACCACCATTGAGCGGTTACGAGACACAACGTATAAGCCATTACCCGATAAGGTGCAAATCAGTGTACCAAATGCAGGGACGCACCTTAAAGGAGGATTAAAGTACTTCTGCGGTGATAATGCAAAGTGGAATACGGACTATGAAAAGATAGTCCAGTGGCTCACTGACAATAAAGGAAAAGGCTTAATGCTTGTTGGAGGTTGTGGTGTGGGTAAGACATTAATAGGTATGAGAATCATTCCTTTACTTCTTAACCACTATTGCAGAAAGGTGGTAACAATCTGCACGGCAAACGAACTCAACAAGTCTCCCGATGAGATTATTAAATACCACATTATCTATATTGACGATGTGGGGACAGAGGATATTTCTAATATCTACGGAAACAAGCGTGTGCCATTTGCAGAGTTGGTTGATATGGCAGAACGTGATGGCAAGTTACTGATGTTCTCTACCAACTTAGACGAAGAACATTTAAAAGCTAAATATGGTGATAGGGTGATTGATAGGCTTCACGCTATCACAAGAAGAGTAACAATAACTGGTAAAACAAACAGAAAATAAAAGCAAAGTTATGAAAACAGAAACTATAAACAAATTATGCGCTTCTTATATGGAAGATGTAAGAGGTGTAAAGAGAAATATGCCTAATAGGAACTTTGTATTGCGTCTAATCGAAGATACGTACAAGGCTGGTTTAGAAGATGCTTACAAAGGCATAAAGCTGTTAAGCTGGACGGTTAAAAGGTATGAAATGTTGGCTTGCACGTTTGTAGGTCTATTTATTATCCGTCCGCTTTTAAAAGGAGGATTTGATGTAGAGTGCAACGGCAGAACTTTGTGTACTCGTTCTACCTTATCAAAGGCGAAAGAGTTCGCGAACAATGTTTACAGGAAAAAGGCAAAAGAAAGGCTGGGGTTATGAAAGATTTAGCAGAAGAATACGCAGAGAAAGAGTATCACCGTGTAAATGGGGACGATGCTCCCTGCTTTACAGATGAACCCTGTTTTAACTTCGATGACATTAGATACGCTTTCGAGGCAGGGCGTGATAGCGTGGTGGAGAATATGCCAAGACTTCTGTTTAAGGAGTCGCGAGAAAGTTTGATTGCTGACAATGGCATATTTGAGTTTATCTATCATATCTATAAATCAGCATCAGTAGATGAACTACGATACGCATTTGCGACCTCCTACGAAACGCCAATCCAATGGTACGATACCTTAGAGGAGGCAATGGACGCTGCCAATGATGATTATCGGGAACGTATTAAACAAGTACTAAGGTTATGAGTAAAATTATCCCACGCAAAATTAAAAAGGCTTGCAAGGAGTACAGAAATGATGTGCCACTTAAAACAAAGTGGCTGCGATATGTACATGAACAAGTTTTAGGAAGAGTAGATGATTATAAACGCTATGATGGCGATATTTATACTTATTACGAAACAAAATATGGTAGGTTATTAGATGAATACATTAGTTAGGAAATTATGAAACCCTATAGAATTAAACATAAAGCGAGTGGATTGTACTATCAACCCACAAGCAACGGAAATAACTTGTCGAAAACGGGTAAAGTTTATCTGACAAAGAACAATGTATTAAACGGGAAAGATACCTTTGTGTATATTTCACTTAATGAACAAGGCAGACTTTACAAGGGGTATGCAAAGTTCTTTCCTACTCTAAAGCCTGATGATTTATACTTGATATGTAGAGTTCCTAAAACAGAATTTGAAATTGAAGAATTATGATTAAGAAACTAATTTGCAGACTATTCGGACACGTACATGTCGAGGAAATGTACGCTGCCCCGCTACTTAGACCTAAGCACAAATACGTAGTGATAAAGGAATGTAATTGCGCTCGTTGTGGAAAGAGTATATCCTTTGAAATGACCGAGCCAAAATCACGTGCAGAGTTGTTGCGGGAGGGTTGGTTTATTAAGTCCGAGCCTATATGGATTTCACGTCCGTATAACGAAAAGGAGGAGGAGATATGATAAAAGAATTATCGCTACTATTTGGCATTGTTCTTATAGTTTGCTATTTGGCATTTGCCTTTGTTAATTGGGATATAGTGTGGGTAACGAGTGTAGATGCTGTTATGCGAGTAACTTATTTATTAGTATCTGTAGCAATATGGTGTATAGCAATTTGTGCTTATTTGGAGAGTAAAGAGAAACATTAAAGATTAAAACAGTATGGTATCAATATCAGACATTCAAAATGGTTCGTATCATTGGGAAACGGAAGTTTCTCACGCTAATAATATAGAAAGTGCATACGATTTTATAGAAAATGAGTTACCGCAAAATGTATATGTTTATTTCCAAGATGAAAACTATTTGGAATTTATATTTGAAGATGGTAAGTATTATTCTGTAACCATATTCGGTGATGGTGATTTTACTCACCATCAAGCTAATTTTGAATTTATAAAATAATTAACTATGGGCGGAATAACACCAAGTTTACAGAAGAAAATTGACTACTCCATAAAGGTAATGCAGAAAGCTGAACGGCTTGCCCTATCAATGAACGATGATGGTTTTTGGTTAGCCTTTAGTGGTGGAAAAGATAGTCAAGTGTTATACCACCTTGCACTTATGGCAGGTGTGAAGTTTAAAGCACACATGAATTTAACAAGCGTTGATCCTCCCGAAGTGATTCGCTTTGTTAGAAAGAACTATCCCGAAGTCAAAATGATAAAGCCAAAGATGAGCATTTATAATATGGCAGTCAAAAAGGGCATATTACCTACAATGCGATTACGATGGTGTTGTGCTGAATACAAAGAAACGTCAGGCGCAGGATATGTAACGTTAATAGGCGTAAGAAAAGCCGAAAGCGTAAGGCGGTCAAAAAGAGAAGTTGTTGAGAGTATGAACTCCAACCCTAAGAAGCGCAAACAATGGAACTTTGACCAATTCTCCGAACACGAGGAAAGCCTTGTACAGTGTATGGGAAATGGCAAGGAAAAGATAGTTGTTAGTCCTATTCTGTATTGGACTGACGATGATGTTTGGACGTTCCTTAACGCTAATAACATAGAACATTGCAGTTTATACGATAACGGATATAGGCGTATTGGTTGTATCTGTTGTCCGATGTCTTCTTTCAAACAGAAAGTGCGAGAAATAAAAGATTATCCGCACGTTAAAAAGAATTGGGTAAAAGCGTGCGCCAAACTAAAGGAAAAAGGGCTTGTGTGCCACGACTTGTCCCCTGACGATATGTTTGATTGGTGGATAAGTGGTAAGTCATACAAGAAGTGGTATGCAGAGAAATATTTACAACAGAAATTTAACTTTAAAGATACAACCGAATGAATGGAATAACAATTAACGATATATGCAAGGATAGTGTGATGTTTGAAGGACCTTACTACTATATAAATAGTAACGGAGAGTGCGAAATATCTAAGAAATTAAAAATAGAAAAGTAATATGAAAAGGACAAACAAACCAAACGAAAGCGGCATTATCGAAATTGACTTTGACGGCAACGTTAAAGCTGGTTTCAAAGTAGAGAACGGAAATATCATAGTCTTAGGAGCTATGGACGGATATGGAAGACCAATCAAAATAGAAGATTAGACTATGATAGTATTTACTAATTTATTAATTGCTTTGGCTTTTTCGCTTGTTTGCTTAGGGTTTGCGAAAATGATTACAGAGTACATAAAGCTAAACAAGAGAATAGATAATTTGTTTGCTAATCAACGAATGATGTATAAATATCAACTGCTTTCGTTGTTGGCGAATATGAGAAATTTAAAGACATTGGCTATTATACAGGAGGAATACGAGATTGTAAATAGTCTACAAGAGAACATAGAAAAAGTAGAAAAAATATTAAAAGAAAATGAACAGAGAAATAATATTTAGAGGAAAAAGAGTAGACAATGACGAGTGGGTCTATGGCAGAGGATTACAGCAATGTAAAGATGAACTTGGAAACGAGATAGTAGCCATATTCACAGATGTTGTAAAGTCCGAAAAGTATATAAAGAAAGAGGGCAGGTACACTCTCTATTACGTACCCGTGAAAGCTGAAACTCTCGGACAGTACACAGGACTGAAAGACAAAAACGGAAAGAAAATCTTTGAGGGGGATATAATTAGTTACTACACAAAAGAAATCTATTGTATTAATCCTGACTGCGACCTCGCTGTACAAGGATATGGAATCAAACTGATAAAGAAAGAATGCGAGGTAAAATACATAGACGGTAGTTTTTGTGTAGATGACGAAACATATTGTCCTTTACCAATATCAAATTGTGGAATTCAGTCCGAAGAATTTGACGAGTTCAAAGCGACCGTAGACCACGAGTCCTATTTTGATACAAACGGTTATAAACTTGGCGATTCTATTATTGGTGTTAAGGTCATCGGAAACGTTACAGATTATCCCGAATAAATATGAAGAAAATACTAACCCCTAAGAATTGCACCCACCCTATTTGCCATTGTATAGATGGGGTGGACACAATAGACTGTTGGTCGTTCCTCAATGAAAGATTTAAGGAGTGTCCACATACAAAGTGCGAGTGTTATAAAAAAAATAAGCGTATGAAAAAGATAATGTTTAATGATAAGTACTGCCTCACACAGGCAGTGCTGAACGGCTCAAAGACAATGACAAGGCGGTTACTGAAAGATAACGTGCCGCTTGGTAATTGGGAAGAAACCCAAAAGCACCTGCCTTATAAGGTTGGCGAAGTTGTAGCCATAGCGCAAAGCTACAAAGAAGTTTACCCTAATGCTGACTTTGAAATGGTTGGTGATGGTTTTATGACAGAAAGCGCAGGCTGGACGAATAAAATGTTTGTCCGTGCCGATTTAATGCCCCACCACATCAGGATTACCGATGTTAAGGTGGAGCGATTGCAAGACATATCAGACGAAGATGTTTTACGTGAGGGTGTTTGGCAATTTTATGACAATAAGAATTTGTTTTATGTATCCAAAGCCATAGGATATGCCCCTGATGTTGCTTTTCCAAGTGCACGTGAGGCATTTTGGTATCTCATCGACAGTATCAGTGGCAAAGGCACGTGGGAGAGTAACCCATTCGTGGCAGCATATAGTTTTGAATTAATAGATTAAAAGTAAAAATATGGAAAGAAAAATTATTGAAAATGGAACAACTTTTAGGTGGCACAATTCAAAAGAGGAGCTTCCAAACCTTAAGAACGAAAACGACACACTTACTTGTGTTGTCAAACGTAATGGGTGCCTGTCTCTTAGTGTATGGAACCAATATTACCAAGTATGGGACGATGAATTTGGCGACGATTGCGAAATGAGCAAGGAAACAGAACTTGAATGGTTTTCTCTTGATACGATGGAGGAAAGTGAAATTATTAAATTATAAGCAGGAAGGAATATATTAAAATTAAGAATTGATGGGATACTTAATAGATTTTATATCAACACTATTGTTGTTCTTTGTATACTATTACGCTGGTAAATATAAAGCGTACAGCGATATTTACGAGAAAGTTCTAAACGAACACGTAAAAAGACATTTTGAAGAAGAATTTAAAGACGATATTAAAAACAAAATAAATAAAGGACAAAACAAATGGAAGTAAAATTCAACGCAGGTGATACAATCACCATTCCTGAGGGTTGCAAGGCAATCGTTAAGGACGGGAGTGTGGTAATAGAGAAAGAAGAGCAAGAATTTAAGAACGGGGACGTGCTTTGTTCTGCATATAGTGGTACAATGGTCATATTTAAAGAAAAGGAGAAAGACGGTAGCAGATATTTTTACTCTCATTACAACACTGACCGTAGTAGTAATAAAGGTTGGAATAGTGCAGCTTTTCGCCACGCCACCGAAGAAGAAAAGCAACTACTCTTTAAAAAGATGAAAGAGCAAGGGTTAAAGTGGAATGCAGAAGAAAAGCGAGTAGAGAAGCTTAGGTGGAGAGCAGATGTCGGGGTAAAATACTATTTTGTAGACTCGTTATTAGACGTTCTGTACATTAAAGAATGTCGGAGTAACCTCTGTAACAAACACTATTCAGCCAGCAACTACTTCCGTACCGAAGAACAAGCGGAAGAGGCTGCAAAGCGTGTAAAGGAAACATTACGAAACTACCACGAAGAAATAAAAGAATGAACATAACTGAACTAAGAATTGGCGACCGTGTGCAGGAAAAGAACACACGGTTTCCAATGACCGTTGTAGGCTTATACTCCACGCTCGACGACCTTAAATCAGGCATGGTGGACCTCGATTTCGAGGGCAACGAGGGCGATGTGTGGATACTCAAACCCGAAGAACTGGAGAGAGTAAACAGTCAGTCTACAGATTGGGACAAAGTAAGAATTAACGCTGCCATTGCCAATATGCAAACCTTAATGGCGCAGTCGTGGCAAATGGAGGCAGACGAAGTGGCAAAGGTAGCTGTAAAGTATGCCGATGCGTTAATTAAAGAACTACAGAAATGAAAAGAACAAGAATGAACTTTTGGTTGTGGACTTTCATAACCATTATGTGGGAAGTTACCCTAATGGGTGCAATATCTCACCATCATTACAAAGACGTTTATCTTCCTTTCATAGGTATGATAATCAGCCTTATACCCACAGTTATTAACTTTTTAGCATTAGAAAGGAACAGATGAAATTTAAACAAGCAATAGCCTTTGATGGGCGAAACCTTAACGACATATTTCGCCTACCGTGTGTCGAAAGCATTGATAAGGGCGAAAACGGCAAGCCATACATTAAGCTGTATCGTAGCTGCACGGAGGGCAGACTGATTGCCACCGTAGGCACCGTACTGGTGCAATTCAGTGGCGGCACGTGGCAGGTGTTTGGCAAAGAAGCGTGGGAAAGAGCAACCAAAGAATAGACACGCAACCGTAGATCCATAGATATACGCTCGTATATCCCTAGATGTACAAGCGTATATCCATAGATGTAAAAACGCAGAACAATATGACAATAGAGCAATACAGAATATTAGTAGCCAAATATGGCGAGGAAACTGTCTACCGATTCTTCAAACGGTCGGTGGACGCTTTAAAGAGGAAGTATAATGAACATATTTAAACAACAAACCCCATTCACGGGAATAAAGCAGACCGATTTAGCGCAAGCGTGGCAACAGAACCGCGAAACGCTAAACCACGTTTCCGCCCTATTCCACGTAATAATAGGCGGAGCAAACAGCGTGGCGCAAACTGTTATGCTCGACACCATAAACTTGCTTTCCAAAACAAACCAATACAGAGGAAAGGCAAGGCACAACGCACGTTTGGCAGTGAAGAGATATAACAATTTCGACCGCCAAAATATGGACGATATGCGCAATAAGCAAATGGACAAACGTCAGTTCTATATGGACTATTTAGACAATTTGGAAGAACGACTGAAACCCGATGTGTTCCGTTTCAGACTTGCCATTAAACAAGTGTTGGACAAAAGAAACGTTGGCGATAGCGAACTGAAATCGTACGTTCTATGTACCTACGAAATGCTGCACTATTGTGTTACACTATTCGATAGGTTCATAAAAGAACTGCCGTATATTCCGCCTATTAACTTTAAAGAGACATACAGAGCCGCCCGATTAGACGGAGTGTTTACAGCGTGGGACAACCTTACAGACGTGCTTTGTAGAGATTGTGCCAACATTCGATTAGACGACGACCCCAACTGTCGCCTTGCCCTAAACATTATAGAAACAAAAATAGTGTCGGAGCAAAGCATAAACCAAAGTGGAAAAGAGGCTCTAAGCCTCAACCCCACCATACAGTTGGAAGCCGACCGTGCCGAAATGAACCACCATCGCAAGCCATTTCAGCCATTGCAATTCACAGAGGCTCAAATGGAATATCTAAAAAGCAGCTACTCAACCACACGAAACATAGACCTTGCCAAAACGTTAGGCATCAGCCTATCGAAACTTAACAAACTCGCAAAAGAACTCGCTTTGACTAAGCAGAACTAAAATAGTCCAAATATTGTCCAATTCTTGGACAGATATTGGACAGATTTACAAAAACTCTTTTCAATTCATAATTATATAGTAAGCCCCACCGTCCGTGATGGATAGTGGGGCTTTTTGCGTTTATATTATTACGGCTATTTCCTTACTCTATCTCTTATTCTCTGCACCACATTTCGCACGCTTGGCACTCGCTTATAAAGGTAGTATAAAGCTATGGCAATAGCAAATAGAATGCTTGCGCCTACTATTAGCTGCCAAAAGTCGAAAGGTTTCGACACAGCTATCTGCTCCACTTGTTTCTGCTTTTGCTTGTGCTGCTCGGTGGCGTGTACTTTTGTTCTTACCACTTTATTTGCTGTGCTGTCTTTCTGCACGCTTACACCTTTCTTTTCGTTCTTACGGCTTATCTTTGTTTCTTTAATGCTCTTTAAGCCGTGATGTATTACAACGCTGCCATCGCCTTTGTATTCTACCATTGGCGGGTTAGTGTCGTGAGTAAAACAGCTTTCCTTGCCGTAATAAGGCGTGTCGAATATGTACTCTCTTACAAGCGTTGTATATTCGTCTATGCGTGATGTGTCCACGAGTGAATATTTCACGCTTGCTTTTTCCTTTACTGTTTGCGTGCTATCGAATGTGCGCTTTACACTCTCCACCTGCACAGCTTTCTTCGTCTTACAACTGCAAAGTGTAATTAGGGTACATATCAGCACGCCCCATATTGCGCCTATTAGTCTATTCATATCTATACCTTTAAATTAAAACACTGCCTACGTTGGCTACCATCAGGCTTCTTGTAACCCACGTGTACCCAACGTGTTTTGCTGTTCCTCTCTATTATAATTTGGTCATACAGATACCCACGTTTGCTAAAACTATACGCCATAAAACGCTCGAAAACGTCCTGTTTTCCATTGGCAGGCACAATGTCGGCTGCATAGCCAGCCACGTGCGCACTGTTCTTCACACCACCCACAGCTTTGTTTAACTCTGGACTTCTGTAGCCACTTGATACTATTAAAGACGGACTGCCCAAATTGTACTGCTCGCAATATTTTGCCCATTCGGCACGTATCGCCTCCAACAGTGTTATAGTCTCCGTCAGATGCACCCTAACCACTGCTGGGGGCGTGTTATCTATTCCTTTCTCTTGTGCCACCTTTGAGGTGCACAACTCTCCTATTGTAAAGTTTGCCATATTATATCATTAATATTAACATTACCGCACCACCCATTATGCCAAAGAGTGCGTCCGTTAAGTCGAAATTCTCTTTGCGTATAAAGTGGTCAATACATTCTTTTACTACCATTACTATTACAACGGCTGTCAATGCAGCTAATGCTCCAACGTGTAAACGCATAATGGCTGCCACCATCATACCCACAATGAAATGTAGATACTTGTCGCTGCCAATGTCTGCCAACCGCTCAAATAGTTTGTATATCCTTTCTATCATTTCTCTTTTAATTATTCTTCCTCCGCTAAAGTAAAATTTGCCATACTCTATTTCCTTTGCGAATGAGTGCTTTACGATTTCTATATAAAAATTTATAGAGCATTTGTAATATTATAATCTCCTGTTATGTTTATTAAATCTGCCAAACTAAGATACTTTTCTTCTCTTTAATGACTTCCTTCTCAACCACGACAGGGTCGGGCATACCGAGATTGAGAGTATCGCCATTATCTCCAACAAGTTCTATGTTGGATAAACCCGAAAAACACTCCCTACGATACCCATCTGAATAGTTATCATCGGGAAAGTCTATAAAGACCTCTATTTTTACACGACCCTTACCCAAGTTATGATTGTCAAAAAACACCACAAGCTGACCATCAGACATCTTACAATGAGTGTAGATGCCGTTCCTCTTTTCAGCCTTGAACATGGTAAACCCACTTCCTGATGTTGCTCTCAATGTGAAATCGCAATCAGGAAACTCTCCCCCTGCCAACCTTATGCCAAGAGGAAAGTCACTCTTATAATTTATACGAATAATGCCATCTTGGTGTTCTCCGCTTTGATTTAATAATACTGTTTCCATTGTGTTTGTGTGTTAAAGTGGCTGTGCCTATTCTCTCGAACCAACAACAGCCTGAATAAAACAATAAATAAATAAAAACTAAAAACTAATTATACAAAACAATAAAATTATGAAAGTAAAAGTCCTAACATAGTGCCAACGATACCGCCTGATAGCCACGACACGATGCGTGTCCACTGCCAACGTGCGCCCTCCTTAATGAGTAGACGAAACGCTTCCACCATAAAGCTGACAACGCTCACTACTGCTAAAGAGTATACACATACATTTACCGCTGGTACGTCTGCTTTTGCAGAACCTATCGTTATAAAGAACGATATTAGTAAGCCTACTAAGGCTAATAAGATGTTACTACTGCTGAATGTTTTCATTTTTATTTTCTTCTTTTTTTTATTATGAAACTATAAAATATCTGCTTTGTCGCTATCTGCCTTTCCGTTGGTACTTTTTAGATACTCGTTCAGGAAAGGTATTTTATCTACTACCTTTAAGGTTAATACGTAGTAGACAAATCCTGCCACTTTCCACATCGTGGTATTCTCAATGAGCATTATACGCCAATTCCTTACTATATTTGTAGCGTAGAACCAAATAGCTACACCGCAAAGAGCTTTTACAACACCCAATGTTTCTGCACCTGCATGCAAGAAATAGCCTGTGAGAAATATTGATGCTGTCATTACAAAAAAGACAGCACAGTGATAAAAGAATACCATTGATTTCTTCAAATCCCATCTTTCGCCATGCTTAAGACCTGCAACCACACCAAATATGTAATTCAGTGTGAATACTATCAACATAGCGTACATAAAGTCCCGAATAGGAAAGAATAGACTTAGCATGCCGCTGATGATAGAACAGATAACATATTTGAATTGCTCTAAATAATTCATAATTTCCTCCTTTCTTTATATTATAATTGTTAGATATATTAAAGCTAAAGCTATAACCTCTCCTAAGTAATAAGGCTTTGGTAATTTCAATAGCACATACGCACCCCAAAATAGCCAAGCAAAAGATACTATAAATGGGTGAAATGTTGCCACCCATAACGTGCCACAAATAAGTGCTGTGAATGCTCCGATAGTGTGCATCTTTTCAACCTTGTAAAGTGGTTCACCGCCCACTAATACAAGCCCAAAAACGGCAAACAACGCCAAGAATGGGGCAACACCGCCTTTCTCCATCATTACAGGCAATAAGGTTATGGCACTCGTTACCATTGTAGCGGAAAACAACCACCTATACTTGCCCATATAGGCGTAATCACTTACGTAATCTCCTATGCCGTATAAAGCTGTCATAGTAGCCAAATAAGCTACCATAACAAGTGCCGAAATTATAGTTAATACTACCATCACACGTTAGTACTTAAATTCAACTTAGGTGGGTAATTCTTTGTGTGGTCGTATTTTTCGACTTCCTCCACTGACGCAAGCTGCTTCACATTAAAGATGTGAGCCTGTGTAACATTATATGCTTGATAAGCATAGTGTCCCACCGCATCGAGCAACTTTAAGGCTAATTGGCTATTTACGACTAATTTAAAGCCGTTAAGCCAAATCTCGCTCTCCGTCTTTCCATTCTCAATGTCCAGCTCAATAGCCCTGCGAGTGCCTATTCTGTCTTCTCTACATATCCAAGCTGACATTCCATTTAAGCTAAAAGAGTTCACCGCCTCGCTGCTATCGTAAGCCTTGATTTCGGCTACCTTTGCTTCAATAGCTTGCTGCAACTTGTTTTCGGGCACTTCCGCCTTTTCGTAGCCGTGCTCCAATAGCGTTGCTTCTGATGGGTTAATTATGGCATCGCCATTTACTGTGATATAGTGCCCATTATAGGTCTCGCCTGTTATCTTGTTTATGTATTTTATATACTTTGTCATATTTTCTTTTCTATTATGTTATCAAAATTACCTTTATAATACTGTGAGCAATTCGGCTGCACATATAAGTTGCTTTTTAATCTTGGTTTGAATTGTGGTTGTGGATTATAAGTTACCTTCCCCTTATTTAATAGTATTAAATGTCCTATTGCGTGAGTAATGCTGTCTCCAAAACAAAAAGCACCCAATCGCTCTAATGTTCTCGGTAATGATACTAACAAAGTGTTTTTTGTACTCCTAAACGCTTGACCACCTAATACTTTTAATGTGTCATTGTAACGTACCTTCCCTAATCCATTTTCATAGGTGTGGGAAACAACACTTAATCCAGCTTGCCTGCTAAATTCGCCCATAAGATTTTTATCAGAATTATCCGTTTTTTGCCCATCAGTGGTGATATACCAAAGCTCATTATCTGGTTGTTTGCTGAAATCAATGCCACATATCAACTTATTAGCTATTGCTGCTAAACGTCTTCTATAACTACTCATAGCACCCTCCTTAATTGCTTATCAGTATGGCAACACCATTTACAACACTGCCTTGATACGTCTTGCCTTTTAGAATGGTTGGCACGACTTCGTCTACCCACTGCACACCCTGCAATTGAAATTCAGTAGCCTTATTTGCTAGCGTTGTAAATTGGAAATCGTACTCCGCACGTATGTTAGGCTCTGTGTTTGGTGCAAGTGAAAGGCTCAAAGTTTCCACCTCTCCCCACACGTGCATCGTGTTAGGTGTTAGGGCAAATGTTGTGTCTGCCGTACCGTGATTAACAAGACGAATACGGCTATCTACTCCTCCACCTGCTGGAACGCTGCCCAGTTTTTGAAATACACCTTCATACCACGTGTAAATTTCGTGCTTTGTTGCGTGGAAATATATCACCTTTTCTTTAGGCGTTACACCCTCGTTTGTTGGTGTGCCATACTCTTCCATTCCTGCCCAACTGGGACAATAATCACTTCCTGTTTTGCAGAGGAAGACATTGTTACGCGTGTCGAAAACGATTTCTCCACTTGCTGCTGAATAAGCTGTTGGCGACACATTTTCAACAAAATCCTCAAATGGGAGGATAGCTGGGGTAGAATTGCCTTCAGAAGGAGGAATTATATCCATAAGAGCTTGTTTAAAAGCGTCCATAGAAATGGATTTCAAAACACCACCTTTGGCTAATATAGGGAGAGTCTTAACCTCCTCTATATTATCAGAAGAAGGCAACTCTGAAATATCTTGCGATTGTGCTTTTATAGCTTCAATAACGCCTTGAATAATTTCGTTTTTCTCTTCTCTTGTCATATCTTTTATTATTTTACTTCTCCTTTTTCAAGTAGTGATACGATGTCGTTAAACTCGTTTATAGCGTCAAAAGCTACTGCACTTAACACCATATCAGTGCGTGGTGAGTGATGGTCAAGAATAATAGTACCTATCACTCCTCTTAAGACACCATTTTCAACCTTTTCTACCTCGTCTATAAGGTTTAAGACCTTAATATTTGTCGGGTCTGTTGTGTCCGCTTCATATTGCAGTCTATGTATAAAATTCTCCGTTGTAAGAGAACCCATACATTTTACAATGTTCGAGCTAAGCTCAAATGTTTTAATCTTTGTCATTTCTTTACATATTTAAATTGTTTTTGTTTACGTCTTTTTCGTTTGCGTACAGGTAATAATCTCCTGTTAGTATTCCATCTTTATACACTGCTATTTGTGTGCAGTAGAGAGGAACACCAATCCTAACTTCTACGTTATATGTGTTATAGAGCGAGAATTTTTTTCTCAACTCTTCTATACGTGAGCGAATAAAATCAGCTGATATTTCCAAACTCCGTCTTTCTTCTTGGTCTTCTTCGATTGTCATAGAAGAATTATTGCTTCTGTAATTAACAGTACAGAGTGTAATAATATTCGTCCTTATAATTCCACTGAATTTTGTTCCTTTAATATCTTTCTGACTAAAGAGTACACCATCTGAATCTCTCACACTTTGAATTGGATTTGTTTGAGAAGTCGCAATAATATTACCCCTCACATCTCTTGCAGCGTGATATTTGTACACATTATACTGCTCGTCTTTGTTAGATTGAAATATTTTTGACAGAGCATTCGTCCCATGTATGTTGAAGAAGTAGTCAAGTGTTGAAATGCCATGAACAATGACATGAGAAGCTATATCTTCCCATCGTTCTGGGCGCATCTTAAATATCTGACCATTTACTCCATTTTCCCAAATAAGATTACCCACATCGTCGTACATTCTCTCTACCCAACCTTCCGAAGTATAGCCTATCCAGCGCATAGGGTGTGGTATTCCATGCTTGAAGAATGACTGCTGATTTCCTTCAAGTGTCATATATCCATTACCCCTATCCTGTGTGCGTAAAGAACCTGCTATAAGCTGTCCGTTTTCATCAATGACTGTTGTGAGTTTACCTTCGCTATTCCTTATTACGAAGTTGTCTGCTCGTGCTTCGATACGCCCTAATGTAATATTAACTCCTGCGCGTTTAATACTTTCTATCACGTCCGGGTCTTTCCATGTGGTAGCCTTTGTGCCCTCCTCCAGCTGCATTTCTGACAGGTAGGCTTCGCCATTGCGCGTGCAGCCTATGAATATTTGCAGGTAGTTGTAGCCTTCCTCCATTTCGAAGGTGTGGGTGTATGGTTTCCACACTCCATAACTTGATGGTATGTTGGCATAGCTTGTTTTTGGTGCGCTCATATCTTTTGAGCGGCTTCTTTTCACTTCAATGTATGGCTGGTCGCTACCGTATATTCGCACAAACATTGATAGGGTATAGGTTTTGCCTCCTTGTATGGTTACAATGGGGAATTTGCAGCCGTTCCATTCGTCTTGCGTGGCTCCGTGTCGTGATATGGATAGGTAGGGGTTATCGAAGTGGGCAACGCTGGGATACTTCACAATAGTAACGTATTGCGCACGTTGCAGACTTAGCAGATTAAGTGGGCGCAAACTTGCTCCTTTCAGTAGGTTTACTCCGCCAAACGTCTGTCGCCTTACCTCCAACTGTATATTTTCTGTGGTTTGCTTGATAGATGATATACTTTCCGTTGTACCATCATCATTCAGCAAGTTAAACATTCGGGTATGGAACGTAACCTCCTTAGGGCTAATAATAGCCGTTTTCTTGCCCTCTAACGTGTAGGAATTAACCTTATCGTACCAAATTATTGCAGGTGCATCATCGCCATTCACAACAACGTAAATAAGGCTCATTCTGTCGGTATTGGTTCTGCTTCCGAATTGAACTAAAGCATCGCCCACTTGTGGAATATCACTACCTTCTTCGCAATCATCTACCGAAAGGTCTATATAGTCATTACCAACGTTTTTAACCAATCGCCAATATTTTCTATTAGATACACCTTGATATGCACCATCTTTTATATTGAATGTCTGACACCTTACTTGGTCGCCAGTTTCCCATAAATTTGTGGTTGCTGTTGTGCCGTCATCTTGGTAAAAGTAGCATCTATATGCAGCTATCTTTACATTTGCCGACCTTTTCTTTGCACGGGTATAATATAAGATTTGCCCATTTGCAGTAATGGTTTTATTATGTGCCTTTAGGAAGCTGTGGCTTTTTTCTACAATCTCTTGCCCGTCAGCTGATATTGGTACGACAGCTTTAATCTTAGAACCGCAAGACGAGAAGACCATATTACCTCCCACGTACGACATTTTGCGTATCTCTAATTCGTTAAAGATAGCTTTACCCCACACAATAAGGTCGGTGATTGAAAGTTGATACTTGCCGTCCTTTCTTTTTGTAATACCGAAACCGCTTTCGGTGGTGCTATCAAAATTCTTTGATTTAATGGTTTCAAGTATTATAGAAAGAAGTTCCGCTCTACCCTCGCCATCAATACCAGCCCCATTGTTAAATGCAACACCCTTTAAGAAGGTAATCAGCTCCTGTGCCGTGTCATGGGTTAATTTGCTAAGAAAGCGTTTTTCTCCTTGCGCTTCTATCAGTCGCTGTATTTGTGGAACAGTTAGATTGTTGCCTCCACCGCCAGCCATTACACCACCATTTCCGCTTTCGAGAGAGTTTATCTTTTCTTGCAACTTCTGTATTGTTCCAACAGATTTATCTTCTCGTAAGGTAATCTCGTAAGTAGGAATCTTGCCGTCCGTCTCTCTTATTGTCAGCTGGTCTATTGATACCTTTCCTTCTATGCGAAGGTCAGCATCTTCAAACTGCATAATATCTCCTTCTTTTATGGTGTCGTGAAGAGACACTATCGAGCCAGTAACATCAGCGGTTGCCAAATCGTGCTGACGTTGCATATACACTTCGTCCACCTTTGGAGAATACACATAGCGAGTATAATCGTTCTTGTCAAGAAAAGCAAGAGCATACTTTAATAGTCTTACCGAAGCAGCTTCAACGTATGAATCGGGTAACGGAATGCCTAATAGCACAAAATGGTCGCCCGTCTTTATCTGATAATCGTTATAAGGAAAGTAGAGGTTAAGACTTTCGTCTTTCACTCTCTGGCAAGTCAGTTCCCAACTACCATCGTTCTGTTTGCTTACCGCTCCTATCTGAAATGCCCTACCAGCACACATACCATCTTTCATTGAAATGGTGGGTTGTTCGGTAGAATTTCCAATAAGGTCGTTAATATCGAAATCAATAGCAGCCTTTAGATAAATATGGAAATTAGGAATTGTAGAACCGTCTTTAAAAACTCCATTGTCCTCTACGGTATCGGCAGACTTCACCTCGTCTATACGAATGCCGTTAATCTCCATTTTCTCTATCGTGGGGTAAATATCCTCAATGCCTTGCTGTATATCCTTATTGTCGAAATACACAGAATTGGGACGAACACCAATTTCTCGCACATTGGCAGAATCTATATAAGGGCGATATTTGTTTTCGGAAAAAAGATGCACCTTGTCGCCTTTATAAATTCTTTGTTTAGTCTCTTCACTCTGTTCGCTCCACCATTGTTTTAACGATTTGTTAGGGAATCCGGGCAGCATAAGTCTATCAATTGCCATATTGTTCGGCAAGTTATCTGTTGCGTAAGACTTATAATTCTTTGGGAAACTTTCTTTCTTCACGCCAAAGAGAAATGTTATCTTTTCGCCTGTCTTAACAGCATCTCCAAACTTACGAATATCGTCAAGACTATTCTTATGGCTCGCAAAATCTGCCGTATTATTATGAGCAGCGAAAAAGCTGGTGGTTGTTGCACCCTTCGTCTTAAATACAGAAGCCTGCACCTTTTGTCCACCACACATAAGCGTTACTAAATACGACTTTCTGCCATCTTTAAAGTCGTATAAAGGGTTGTAGAAATAAGAAATAGAGAATGGTAGGTCAAGCTGTGCATAAACATTGTAGTTTCCTTTCGACATTCCCTTACTATCAATAGACACTACTGTAGCAAAAGTCTGCAAATTAAGCGTTGCGTAATATCTATTTGGAAGGTTTTTAGACGAACCGTATGCACGTAGACGTGTTGTAATAGCTTGTTCGCTATCCGCATTCTGCTCTATTTGATATAAACCATTTCCTTTACCATATTTAAAGATATGAGAGGTGGGAAGTCCTGCTGTGCCAACAAACACATTTCTTCCTCGTGTAATGAAGTTTATATCAAACTGGCTATTTATCAATGCAAGCGCACTCCAACAATTCAATCCGTCTGCTGTTATAGAAGTAGAATCTATAACATTGTCTGCAATACCACTACCGTAGACTTTATCCCAAACAGATAAATCGCAACCACGCTGACCAGAACGCAATCTGTTTCGGCTATATAATTTCCACGCACCACTACCCCACTGTTCGTTAAGGTTAGCCTGTATGCGGTCTAATAAATCATCAAGAGAAGAAACATAAAAAGAAAATTTAGTTAGAGACGTATAATGTATCTGATTATCGTGTAAAACAATATCAAGAAACTCTGTTCTCGCCAGTTCGTCTTGCTTTGCATTGAATTTAACATTTTCGTAAACAAACGCTTCGCCATGCTTGTTACGCCTTGACTGTTTTATTTTGCCAGGGTCGTAATTTATTTCAAATACTTCTCCACGATAGGTAAGATAATCCCCAATCTTAAACGATATAGGTGCTGGACTTTTGAAAGATGCGGTAACAAAACACTCTCCCATCCACGATCCATTATACTCGAGACTTTTAATAGTAACATCGTTGCCATTTTCGTCTTTCAATATACCACCATCAGTATGTATAATCTCCCACTCGCTCATTGTTATCCTTATCTTAAACCTATTACTACGTTATGAGTATCTATAACAGGATTAACATCTGTAATAGGGTCGTTTACCTTAAATGTAATTGTGAACACAAGCGTATCGCCATCTTCGTCTCTTATAAGTTCAGCTTTATCATTTAACTTGTCAAAACGAATACCAGTGCGACCAATCTTTGTCCACGTACAATACATTTTCATTTCTGTTCCGCTACCGTCTAATCCTACAAGGTAGTTAAGAAACTTCTTGAATTTTTCGTTCGATGAAAACTTATCTCCTTTACAACAAAACTTCACGTCCATTGTGTAAGATTTCAGTTTCAAACAATCCTCTGGTATATATTCATCATCGCCATGCTCGTCAAACCAATCTCGCTTAGATAAATCTTTTGCCTCTGCGAATAACCTAAATGGCATATCGGCACAGTAAATATCAAAGTCAGCGATAGTTTCTTTAATTACTGCTCCTTTTTTAACTTTCTGAATATATACCTTTTCGTATTGCATACTCACACTTTTTTAGCGCAAATATACAAATTATTGCATAATTATGCAATTAAAAACCGAATAAATATTCTAAATTGTGTTTTTCAGAACCAAAAAGCGGAACCGATTGGTTCCGCTAATGCTTAGTGCTTCTTTTTCAAAAAAGTTAAGCAGTTTATACAGATGAAAAACAGTCCTTTATGTGTTCGGACAAGATTACCTACATACGATGCTGAATTACACCTTTGACATTGTTGTGACAAACGGTATTTTACACCTATTGTTTTCCCCGATCCGATTGCTGTTTCCCAAAACTCGTCCGAATAGCCTGCACGTTTGAAATCTCGTGTCGAAGGCAACTCTGCGTCTAAAGGGTACATATACTTATCGAGCCTTACAATTCTTTGGGCCGAAATTCCATGATGTTGTTTTAAGTGGTTATAGATTCCATCTGTATCATCATCAATATTTTTACCGCAAAGTTTACAATGATACATCATATCAGCGAAACCAAATATGTTCCTTTTTTGTATTTCTCTACCTGAAACCTATAGTTGCCCTGCAAGATCCTGACAACATCGTCTATATTGTTCTTGTCCACAAAGAAAGGCAGTCCACCAGAATTCATAGGAACTACCTTGCCCATCCGCTCATTAACAAACAAGTTGGCCGCTTCCGCCACATCCGTAAAACCGTCAGGGTATTCTCCTGCAAGTCTGGCAAAGGGATATGGCACGAGTATCAGTCGGCTTTCCGCATCGTTTTCTTTGAACCATTCACTTATTTCCCTTACGCAAGCCTCCATATTAAACTTCAGTTTAATATTATATCCCTTCTTCTCGAGTATCTCTTTTGCTGTCAGTATTTTATCCATAGTTTTATTTTTAGTATGGCAAATATAGGCGTATTGCGGCAAATAATGCAATTTAGCCTCCACGAATCTTAAAAAGTTTGAAAAGTTTAACGGTTTTCTTGTGAATTTAAGATGTATGTGGTATCTTTGCAGTGTTCAAGAAATGGTAGTAATCTACTTCGTAGGGCAAGCGGTTAAGTTGCTCAATCGAAATTGGGCATTTTTTGTCCATATACGAAATATAGGCGGTTGCCTATTTGCGTGAAATATTTGCTCTTCGGGGTAGACCATTTCTTGAACAGCGCAAATGGCGACCGCTTTTTTATATAAAGTTCGCCTTTATGTCATAATAGTTCAAGAAATGGCAAATCAAATTTCAGTCCTAAAACAGACAGAATTGTGTGGACAGCAATTCATGGAATATGGATCAGTGCAAGAACCTATGTTTTTTGCACAAGACGTAGCAACTATGCTACGATTAACAAATGTTTCAGATATGGTACAAAGAGTAGACGAAGATGAACGATCTAAGTTTAACTTAGGGCGTCAAGGAGATGGCTGGTTTCTCACAGAAAACGGATTATATGAAATCCTGATGCAGTCTCGCAAGCCAATCGCAAAACAATTTAAGAAAGGCGTCAAGACTATTCTGAAAGAAATCCGCACCAATGGCGGCTACATTGCCACGTCGCAGGAAGACACACCAGAGCTGATTATGGCACGTGCGTTGCAGGTGGCGCAGACAACCATAGAAAAGCACAACGCAAGAATTATGCAGCTCGAAGCGGAAAATGCAAAGATAAACAAAGTTGCAGAACAAGCAGAAGAACAAGTTCTTCAACTCTCTGAAACAGTAGCGTCAATGAAACCAAAGGCTGATTATTGCGATATTATTCTACAATCAAAGGAGACGGTTGCTACTACACAGATTGCGCAAGACTACGGAATGACGGCAAAAGCACTTAATATCCTTTTACGCAATTTCGGCATACAACACAAAGTTGCTGGACAATGGGTTCTATATGCACCTTACCTACCTTTAGGATATGTTCAAAGCGAATCTATACCAATCACACACACAGATGGACGTAAAACCATAAAATTATTTTCAAAGTGGACACAAAAAGGACGTTTGTTTCTTTACGAGGAACTTAAAAAGCACAATGTATTACCACTAATTGAAAAGAAGGAGGAAGTAGCATAATGAAATCACAGAACAATATCATACCAAATCAATTGTCAGAAGCACTCGTCAGCCTCAACAAAACATATTTCGACTGCGAAAAGGAAACAGTACTGCTCCTGCGGAAAGGTGCGAATCTTGAAAAGTTCCTCGAGGAACTCTCCGACGCTTTCGGTGAGGTAGAGGACAAGGTTTCACGGCTCATCGCTGCTTCCGCAACGTTCAACGCACAGAAAATGGCGGAAAAATCAATGTGATCCGCAAAACTATTTCAAAAACGTTTGCAAAGGTGGTATATAATCGCTACCTTTGCAGATATAATGTCAAACTAAAAACAATTAAATTATGAAGAACTTAAGTTTTATTTCTATTGCTCTGATGGTATTGTTGCTATGCTCGTGCAAAGGAAAATCAATACGAGAAAGAGCTACAGAAAGATGCATGGCAGAAATTGACAGTATCATGAAAAGTAAAAACCTTGGGTACGAAGTAACCGATACAACAACGGATTTTTGTAACGATTCATTGTGTATATTGCGATGTCAAGTAAAATCTAAGGACAACCAACTTGATAATGTGAGGCTCGAGTTCATTTTCTTTGACAATAAAAAGGAAGATATAGAAGAAAGCAAGCTCTCTGTTTTAGGGGAAGCGTTATACGAAAGTTCTGTTAGGGATATTAGAGATCAGGCATCACTTCTTGTAGATGAAGATGATTATAAAAAAGAGAACAATCTTACAGATGACGAATATGAAGCGAAATCCATGTGTACAGCGGCAAGGGGGAAAATGGGTTTCTTTGGTTCAAAAAAAAGGAAGCGGAGCTTGCAATAAGCCCCGCTTTTTTCTTTTCTATACAGCTAAATGTTTCGTTCCTCCCTCTTTTGTAACAGACCGCATCCAGTCGTACATATCATCAAGCCGTCCGTTGCGATACTGCGCAAGACTAACGAGTGTCGTGAGTTGAGATAACTGCGACTGTGCTATGCCACTCATTTCTGGCATGCTTGCAACTGCATCGGCAATCTTTTGAATATTTGGGCGGTCTACAGAAACATCAAGTCGTATAGCATTTACATACGAAACGAGTATGTCGGCAGTTTCTTCTGTAATTCCTTTAATATTACTACCGGCTCTTGATTTACTATCTTTATCAGACCAACCATAGAGTTTTTTCAGAACATCACGTGTTTGTCGCGTTTGTTCTGACAATTCTTTATATGCTTCTGCGGATAAGCGATACTCTTCTTCGGTGTATTCTGACATAACATCTTTAGAATCATCACCGCCAGTATGTTCCTTTACGCTACCGTCTTTTGCAATGTATTTATTTCCTTTTTCATTTCCACCACGTTTAGCATTTTCTTTGTTTAATTCTGCGAGTTTATCTCCATATAGATTAGCTATCATTCCACTAAGAATAGCATTCCGCATGTGCTTTTCAAAATTATCAGCAAAATCTTCATTAGCAGAATCAAGATCGTTGAGTAGGTTTGTCCATTCGGATTTCAAAGTAGACAAATCCATATCAGTGAGAGATTTTGCCATTTCTTCTGTAATTTTGGCAATCTCTCCTTCTTTATTTTCTATTTCAATCAATCTGTTGAGATATTCTTTTGCAGACGAATCTATATTTGCCCATACGCCAGCGTGTTCTTCTCTAAAGCGAGCTAAAAGTTCTCCGCTCAACAACTGAATTTCCTGTGAGCCTACTTTTGATATATATTCACCATTTTTACCACGATGATCCCAACCAATAGACTCTAACCACGAATTAATTTCATCCGCAAGTCCAAAAACTTTTACTCTATTTCGGTGTCCTCCTCTATGCTTCTTTGCATTCGACCATAAATAGTAAGTATTTCTTACCTCTTGTGCCTCTGTTTCAAGATTTCTCTTTATTTGTGTACCCGAAACTTGTGCTTGCGATCCGTATGCAGATGATACTTTTTCTTTTAAATTGCTATTAATTTCCTTAACAGTACCTTGTATATTTTTAAGGTATTCAGCCTGCTTCTCATAAGCTTTTTGAGACGCTGTCTTTCGATTCCACAAAGACGAAAACACGCTTATTGCCGCTGCTGCTGCCGCTGCGTATGGACCTGCTTTGCCCAAAGCTTGCCCTAACCCTGTTTCTGGTCCTACTAAATTCCTTAAATTATTAATACCTCCCGCAACATTCATTCCAGAATTTACCGCTTTTCCTGCGATTTGTGCGCCCTCTCCAATTCCTTTATTTCCGAGTGCCTCAAATAAGTCTACGACAGGTTGCAGTACCGTTTGTAAGGACTGAAATCCGTCCGCAATAGCCTTAATAGAAGTATCAAATCCTTTAAAGACGTTTCCTTGAGCTAAATCTAATTCTGCTTCGGAGTACTTGCCATCTTTATTAACTTGAAGACCTGCTGCAATCGCCTTTTTAGCATCTACTGTATACCGTCCACTTTCGTCTTTCTTTCCCTGACGAATTGTTTCTATGGCTTTAATTGTATTATATCCTTTTACAATAGACGCAAATGGGTCACTTTTCTCGAATTGTTCATTGAGCTTATTTAAGGCTTCATTCAATTTACTGCGTTCATCATCAGAAAGATTACCTTTGTCAAGTCGTGTTTCTATTTCTGCTCGAAGTCGTTTCAGAACACCACTCGACATTACGCCAAGATTTCCCATTGCAGAAGCCCAACCTGTCTCTTTTTGCATCTGCTTAAATGAGAGTTCATTGTTGTTTCGTGTATTTCTCTTCCTAAGTTCAAGTTCTGCTTCTGCTAATCCTTCATCACTCAACTTTCCTAACCGATTACGCTCCCTCAAACGTTCTATCTGTTCATCAAGTCGTTTGTTATTAAATTCTATCTGCGCACCATAATCTTCTTCAAACTCGTATGACTGCGATAAATTTTCAGCTATCTCTGAATCTATTTCAGCACGCTGCTTTTTAAATTCAATGAGTTCTTTAGTAAGCTTGCTTTCTTTTCCGTATATCTCTTCAATTTGTGTATCAGTAAGCTTTAAAACCCCTTCTAATCCCTCTGCTCCAAAGTCTACCTTTTTCGTATCTGCCGTAACGGTAACTTCGTCCAGCACCATTCCGTTTTCTTTTGCATTGGGTACGCTATTGTCTATGAATGGTTTTGGAGTTGCTTTTTTACCTTGCATTCGATTGAGGCTATCACGTAGGAAGCCGTAATAACTGCCTTTTGAAGCGTAGCCTGCACCTTCAAAATCAAAAGCGTATTCTGCTGCTATTGAGTTTGAGGTATACTTTGATAAATTTTTGTAAATGTCATACTGCTTTGAAAGCAAGTCTAATTGCTCTGTTAAAACTTTAACTTGTTTTTCTGCATTCTGATACTCAATATCTGCCTCCTTTTTTGAAGCTTCTGCTCTTGTTTCTGCAATGAAGTTTCTTTGGTCTTCTGTTTTCGCAAGTTTTTTATAACCTTCAACTAAATTTGACAGATTTCCAGCTAAATCCTCTGGATCTGCAAAATCCTTATTAACTTTTTCAAAACGTTTATCGCTTCGGAGACGTGTTTTTGCGTTTTCGCTTCCTTCTATCTTACGCCACTTATTCCACGTTTCGTAATATTCTTCAAGTAATCTTTTTCTGTTTTGCCAGCCCTTTAAGATTTGGCGTTGCTCTTTCTCCCATTTACGCCTTGCCCTTTCTGCTGCTGCTTCTCTCTTTCTTTTTGCCCTTTCTGCTGCTCTTTGCGCTTGTTCTGCTTTTTTTCTGGCTTGTTCTGCACGCCTATTATCTTTATTTGTTATACCAGACGGTGTTCCGTTATAATTATAGCCAAAAACCTCTTTAAAAGCTGCACGTATATTTATTAATGTTGTTAGATATGCTGCCGAAGCGGCTTTTCCTCTTTGTCTTACTGCCGAAGTATAAGTTTCAAGTGCTTTATCAACAGATTCTCGCCCTTTCTTTTCTACTTCGTCAGGTAAACTTTCTCCATTTGTCCATTGTTTATAATAGGCATCACCATTTTGAGAGAATTGACGTGGGCGTGGACCTTGAAAACCTATACGGTAAGGCATTTTACCTCCATACGTTGGTTTTCCTTGATAAAAGTCATCTAATGTATTTTGCGTAACAGACTGATCTCCTACAACGTGCATATATACATTAAGTTGAAATTTATGATTTCCTATCATTTCCTGTAACTTAGCAGCATTGCCCGGCCACGTTGCTTTAAAGTGGTCCATTGCTGCATTGGTAGCCCTACGCACATCTTCTTGTGCAGCCTTTGTTAATGGCTGACCACTGGCAAGTAATTGTCGAGTTGTATCACTAATACGCCCTGCTGCGTCTTTAGCCATATCTTCGGCAAGAGAAGGAAACTCTTTGAGACCCATCGCCTGATCAAGTTTCATATCAAAGTACGCCCCCTGTACAACGTCAAGGTTATTAGCAGACTTCCACGAGTCTTTCAAAATATTGTATGTCGCCTGCTCCATTGGATCTTTTGCGAGATTCTCGAACTGACCCGAAAGGCTTTTTGCAAAGTCCGCAATATTTGCATCAAGATTCTTACTATCATTATTCGCATCTAAAGCCGAACCAACAAAATCGGATATGCTTGTTCCATAAGATCCACGAAAACTTACAGAAGGCATATTTAACGCTGCGTCTTTTACATTGGAAAGCGTTTGATAGAGTGTTAATCCATTCTTGTTGGCTTCTAATATTATGTCGGCAAATTTTTTAAAATCGCCACTAACATCACTCTTTGACTTTAAATCTTGTGCATCTCTCACGAGTTGCGCCATTGAGATTTTTGAAGTCATAAGACTTAATTTTTGTGCGCTTTTTTCTAAATCAGCAAGATTTGTTTGAATACTTTCTCTAAATACGCCCTTAGAAGCTTTTTCTGCATCTACAAATACATTCTTCATTGCTTGTGCTTTTTCTGCTGCACGTGCATATAAATCTGTATATTTTCGTAAATACTCTAATTGCTTCCCTAAATCTCCATTGGATTTAACCCCTACATCTACTATAATAGAATCATACCCAGAACCAGCTTTTTCTTTAAGAATATCCTTTTCTTTATTTATCTGTTCAGCTATATCGGAAATGGAAGCCTTTACATTGATTGGATTCTCGTCAATATATTTTTGTAAATCATCATAAACCTGTTTAGTATTCTCTGCAATTGAATCAGCTGTTTGTTTTAATTCTTCCCTTTCTGACACCAAATTTGCAAACAACATAGAGGCTCCCGTAATCAGAAGACCCGGTAAGCCACCAATAGCGGTCCATATTGTGCGTCCAAGTGAAACGGCACCTGTCTTTATTAAATTCAACGCAACCACACCCCTTGCTGCAAAATTCTGCCAATAATTAGCAGTAAAAATCTGATGAACTTGCATTCGCAGGAAACGGAAACGAGTCGCCAAGGTTACAGTTTGCCTTTGCTGCATTAATAGTGCAGATATATTCTTGTACTGTTCGGTTGTTATCTGACGAGCAACATAAGCACGCTGCAAATCCGCCATAGTGATTGCTTTTGTGGTGGCAAGCGTTTCCAAATCCTTTGCAGTAATTTGATTTTTCGTGCTTAAAATACGCTGTTCCTCTGCATTTAACTCTCCCATCAAGGCTTTTTCCTGAAACTTCGCAGCTAATGATTGCTTAGAAGAAAGCAAAGAACCAGCAAGCCCTCCTCCGATAGAAGAACTTAACCTCTTTAACGCTACTCCAGAGAAAGCTGCAAGTAGTACGGGTCCTAATCTATCAATAGATTGTACAAGTGTTACAGCTCCATTGATAGCGGTCATAAAGAACCCACCAACCATACTCTTCCCATCAGCAAACTTACCGAGCATTATATCCCACGCATCAATAAGCTTATTCCAACGACCAAGCAATGTATCAGAGAGGACATACTGCATATTATAGAATTGACCACCCTCGTCAGTCAATTTCTTTATAACAGCATCAACATCTTCAAACGAAACTTGACGCTTAGTTATCATATCACGAACGTCCTTCGTGGTATAATTGTTCCTTCCGTCTTTACCTGTTTGATTATACAAATCGGTTATCTTTTGAAGCAATGGAAGTCCTGCGTATGCAAACTGACGCAACTCCTTTCCATCAAGCCAGCTTCGTGATTTTACCTGCCCGTATGCAAGACCGAGACGCTCAAACGATACACCAAGACCTGATGCAACATCGGCAAGACGCTTTGTTGTATCATAAAGACTATCGGCTTCAACTCCAAAAGCAGCAAGTTGTTTGACATCTCTATTTAACTCTCCAAATTTAAATGGAGATTCAAGTGCTAACTGTTGGGTTTGAGCAAATAATTCATCTGCTTTCCTTGCATCTCCAATAATATTGCGCAGGGCTATATGTTGTTGCGCTATTTCACCACCCGTTTGAATAATAGAATTAGCAAACTGCTGTGCGCCATAAACAATACCGCCCTGTAATAATAGACTCTTCATATCGCTCATAACACTCGAAGTTTTACTTGCTGCATCGTGTGCTTGACGATAAGCCGAAGCCAAACTCCTTGCAGCAGAAGCCTGTTCCGCTACAGCTGCTTGTGCCTTTTTTGCAGCCGCTGCCACTTCCTTTTCAGCTTGTACTGATTTGCGCCTTGCTCTATTGTATTCTTGAATTTTTCCTGTTGCCTTTGTTAGTGCAAGATCTATATCTGAAATTAACTTCTTATAAGTAGATAAGTCATTTAGCTTACTTGAATCAGATAACATCTTTTGTATACGTTGCTGAACACCTCGTAATGAATTTCCACCCGATAACAGCATTCCCGTATTAAAACCGTTTTTCATACCCTGCGACTGCAAAGAGTAAATTTCTTGAAGACGGTTTTTTACACGAATCAAATCTTTCTCTAATCGTGCCGCATTGTTTGCTGAATTAGAGAGAGAATTATCCTTATTAAAAGCTTCCTTTAGATTTTTAACGTCAGCTAAAGTATTTCTTAGACTTTTAGAGTAGGCGGATATAACGGAAACATCTACTCCTCCAAATTTCTTACTTGACTGAACATCCAAAAGATGCTGTTTCATATCTCGAAGTAGCTTATCCGCTTGTTCGAGTTTTGACGTATCAACTCCCTTATTAATAGACTTTAGGTCGGATATTTTATCACGCTCCTTATTGATTTTTTGGAGCATATTCAAATAATCGAGGGCATTATTTAGCGCACTTTTTAATATCTTAGAATCATCGCCTTTTCCTTCTTGTTTCAGCTTAACAATTTTCTTGTTAATTTCTCCTATGAGACCTTCTAAACGCTGAACTTCTTTCAGAGTCCCGTTAAGCTGTTTGGAAACATCGTCTCTAATTCCGAGACTAAACCACAAATCTCCTAAATTTCCATTCTCCATACTTCGTTATCCTTTACTTTCGTTTGTAATATCATTATTAAAATACTCATTAAGAGAAATCTGTTTACCAACCCTCGAACGTTTGTGTTTCTTCTCCCACGCTTCTGTTAATTCGTCAATTTCCGCCTTGCTTGCGTGTTTGCTCTTGTTGTCTTTTAAGTAAACAATTGTCGGCTGATCGATTGCCATAAGGTCAATCTGAGCCGAAGTGTATCCCCACCAATAATCGTATGCACGTATTCCGAAACGCCGCTCAAAGAGAAAATTAAATTTCTCCGCTAAACTATATGCTCCGCCCCAACTTGTTCGGCTTGGATATGCTCTACTTCCACTTTCGTCATCGTCATCATCGTGTCCGTCATTGCGGTCGCTAATATGGTAGTGAGTTGAAATGCTGCTGATTGTATTTTTTTTTTAGCAACGTTAAGAACAGCAAGTACCTCCCATACATCAAGATCGATAATGTAATAATAGTATCGCCATAGAAACCAATAGAAAAAACGTATTTTCCACACGTTGTTTAACTGGACTACTGCGCATTGTTTTACTCGTTTTTTCCATTCATTCTTTTCTTTTAATTCAATATGGGTAAACTTTCTTGTTGTACCCTTATGAAGCCACCCAAGCATCTTCTTTTTACCCCTGAAAATGTATTCCGTAGGGGTTTCGTGTAGAATGTCATCAAGGACTTTTTGTAACTCTATGTTTGGTTGTTCTATCTTTTTCGTTGCCATACTCTAAAATAGTAAAGGGCGACGGCTCTAAAAGCCAGCCGCCCTTGCGTTTGTTATCCTAAACCTTAATACCTAAAACTTTACGCCTTCTTTAGCCACGCAATAGAAGGCTTGTCGCCAATCTCCAATGTACCTGTAAGACCGATAGCGTATACCTTGCCATCGTCCATCATAGGTTTAGCCCAGAGAGCAACACCAGAGAGAATCATAATATTCTCTTGCGTATCGTCCTCAATGATGAACGTACCAGTAATCTTGTGTTTGGTAGGAGTAAGAGCTTGACCTTTGTAGTTTACGCTACCAATGGTTGCTTGAACGTTGTCCTTAACAGCGTCCTCTCCGTGCGCCCACTTTAAAACATCTGCGTGCTTTGTTGGTACGGTGAATGAAATCTCGAAGTCGCCAATCTCTGCGGTTGATTGCCAATCACCATTCATACCTATCACCTTGTAGTGAGTCAGCGATGGGTCGCCTTGTTCGATTTTTAAAGAATCAACTTTCACGGGTACATCAAGTTCTGGAGCAAGTGCAATAGCTGTTGCGCTGCTAAGATCTACTGCCGTTTTTTGAAACATAAGAGAAGAAGGTCCAGAGAAAATATCCTTCAACTCGGTTTTCTTTTTCATTGCCATAGTGTTATCCTTTTAATTGTGAAACTTAAATTATTTCGTGTTTAATTGTGCTTGTATGAAAGTCACGTGAAATCCCGACTTATCACTCGTCTGTAGGGTTATCTGTGGCTTGTTTATCTTGAAATCCTTTGTGTTGATTGGGAACAGTTTTAGAACGGCATCTACCTTTTCGTCCATCTTTTTTATGTCCATACCATTAGGGTTACTTGCGGATACCAAATCCCTGACATAGACTTCGAGAACAACCGTAGTAGAGAAGTCATTATACTCACCACGCTCTCCTAATTCGTTATTATAAACAGCAGACGGCAGATTAATTACAATATAACTATTGAGCTTATCTGTAACAGAGGCTGGTCTATCTTGATAATATCCATTATCGCAGATGCCACTTACTGCTTTCGCTATGCCGTAGTATAAAGTTTTTAAACTTACCATATTACATTGTTCTAAAATATCTAACAAGATAATCCCTAAGTGAAGTTATCACGTCATGACCACGCTTTACTTCTACAAAATTAGCATAGCTAACACCTGCTACAAGGTATATCTGCCAAGTAGAATCTATTGACCGCATAGAGTGTTCGTTGAAAATAAGTAAATCCTCTGCCGTGCGTGGACCAATCTGACCACCCTCTCCATATTGACCTACGTAAGGTTTTCTTCCGCTGTCTTTAAATGAAAATGGACTGTTATAATATCTGTCAAGATTGAAGCGTTCACCCTTTGCAAGGGTTGGTCTTAAAGGTGAAGCTCCGGGCGTTAAATGAATTGATTGCAACGCTCCTTTATAATATGTTCCTGCACCAATGGACTTGTAAAGATTACCTGTAACGTCATTAAACGTTCTTAATTTATCGGCAGCCTTCATTGTCATGCTTGCTGCGTGGTCCATTTTTTTTTGCATTTTCAATACAGCCATCTGACGTATCTTTTTCGCAATATTTATCTCGAACTGCTTCGATAAATCTTCCATAACTTACACTCTTACAAGTTCCCAATAAACAATCGTTCTATCGTTGTCGGGTTCACTGTCCCTTACACGACCTTCTTCGGTGTTATTTCCAACAGTAGCATAGATTGTGTCGCCATCAAGAGGCTGTCTACTGGCTTCCCATTTATCATATCTGACAGGAATTGAAGCCTTCCTCTTGTTAATATCAACATTACCCATACCATTAGTCGTAGTATCTGTAAAGGAACGTCCTTTACCTTTGTAGAGAGTAATTTTCTCTTTTTCTGTCTTAGTTTGAGGGTCAGAAGAACTATTTGTTGCAAATGGGTCCTCATCTTCAATCTCACTCGCATTTTCAACTGGCACAACCTTTTCCAAGATGCGCACAATCTTAATCGTGTGAGGATAACGAGGATTGCTTATAACTTCCTTTCTCATAATCTTACTTCTTAACGAATGATATGTGGAAGAGGATTACCTGCCAAGTCAGAATTAGCACGCTTAATCCCTGGAAAAGCCACACTAATTTGACCCACCCTGGCAAGTATTTTAGACCCAGTAAGGTTA